TTCCAAGCTGATAGACGCATGGGGTCAACGGGTAAAGGCAGCCAAAACTGAAATGCCAGACTTTGATGACATGATTAGTTCCACAGACGTTACGGTAAGTAATGAAGTGCGGGACGCAATCTTTGAATCAGATGTTGGCCCACGAATTTTGTACCACCTTGCCGAAAATCCTGACTTTGCTGTGAAACTGCAAGGCATGACCTTGACCGCCGCCTTACGAGCAATTGGGAGATTGGAAGCCCAGTACGAAAAGACTGAGCCTCAGACAAAGACTGTTGTTGGGAAAAGTAAAGCACCCGCGCCGATCAATCCAATCCGATCAGCAGCAAACGGGCGTGATGTAAACCTGACCAGTGATGGTCAATTTCATGGTTCATATCAGGCTTGGAGAGCAGCAAGATTGGCTGGAAAGATTCGCTAAACCCATTCTTTTAAGGAAACGAAATGAGCAACAATCTGCTTACCATCAGCATGATCACCAACGAAGCGTTGATGGTCTTAGAAAACGAATTGACTTTCTCTAGCGAAGTCGAAAGAAACTACGATGACCAATTTGCCGTAACTGGCGCAAAAATTGGCGCAACCTTGAACGTCCGCAAACCCGGTCGTTTCATTGGTACAACTGGCCCAGCCCTGAACGTTGAAGATTTCAACGAAACATCAGTGCCTGTCACTTTGTCCACACAGTTCCACGTTGATACCCAGTTCACCAGCCAAGACTTGGCTTTGTCCTTGGATATGTTCAGTGACCGTGTATTGAAGCCTGCTGTTGCAGCTATTGCCAACAAGATCGATTTTGACGGTCTGACAATGGCTAAAAACAATACCGCCAACATTGTCGGTACTGCTGGTACACCACCCACAGGTTTGATCACATACTTGACCGCTGGCGCTTATCTGGACAGCGAGGGCGCACCCCGTGACGGTCGCCGTTCATGTATTGTTGAGCCATTTACAGGCGCAACCATTGTTGACAGCTTGAAAGGTTTGTTTGTTCCATCAGACAAAATTTCTAGCCAGTACACCAAAGGCATGATGGGCCGTGACTCCGCAGGCATGAACTGGAAGATGGATCAAAACGTTGTGGCACAGACTTTCGGTTCTTATGCAACCGCTACCCTGTCTTGCAACACAACCACTGGTACTGGCTTCATTTCAACTGGCTGGGCTTCAACTTCTACCATTGCACTGACCGCTGCCACAGCTACTGCTGGCTTGAAACAAGGTGATGTGATTACGATTGCTGGCGTTTTCGCTGTCAACCCACAAAACCGTCAAGCCTACGGCAGCAACCGCCTGCGTAACTTTGTGGTGACCGCACCTGTAACCGTGGCAACTTCTGGCACAACTTCTGTGACCGTTAGCCCTGCCATCATTACTGGTGGTCAGTTCCAGAACGTTAGCTTGGCTTCCACCAGCGCATCTGCTGTTGTGACGCCATTTAATAACACTGGCACTGTGTCTCCACAAAATATCGTGATGCACAAAAATGCTTTCACTTTGGCCTGTGCTGACTTGGAATTGCCTGATGGCGTTCACTTTGCTGGTCGCGCAAGCGATAAGGAACTGGGTCTGTCAATGCGTGTGGTTCGCCAATACACCATCAATAACGATTCGATCCCGACTCGCGTTGATGTGCTTTATGGCTGGGCCCCGCTGTACCCAGAACTTGCCTGCCGCGTTGCAGCCTAAAGATTAATGGGGGCTTAAAACACCCCCGTTTCATTAAACATTTAAAGGAAAACATATCATGGCAAATCCCGGCCCAGCAACAACCAACACAAACCACCCAACCAATTTAGCAACCAACCAAGCCCTGCGTTTGATTGCGTCTGCTGAAGGCGTAAATTTGAATGCAGTCGCAGACACTGTTGCCACTGTTTTATCAAGTGGTCGCGTTTCTGTTCAAAGCATCATTGTTACCAACGCATCCATTGACCTGACCACAGCGCAATTAGCTGTGTACACAGGCGCTGGTGCTACTGGCACAGCGATTAAAACCGCCTATGCCTTAACTGGTAACACCACCGCAGCCAAAGTGGTTGTGACTGCTGCTACATCTACCGATGCAGTAACTGGCACACCCCTTTACATCCGCAACACAACCGCACAAGGCGCGGCTGCTACTGCTGATGTTTTCATCTACGGTTACGACCTGTCATTCCTGCCTTAAACCGCATGGAATAAGTGAGAAAGCCATCCTCAAAAGGGGTGGCTTTTTCTATTTGTAAGCCTATAATTCATCAAACTACTGAGGGACTAAACATGGTCAACACTTCTGTAATGCGCCCAAGCGGTCGCACATACGCCCTAAATTTGACAACTTCAGCAAGTGCCGCGCTGGAGATTGCCGCCACCACAAATGACCAGACCAACTATGTTTCACTGATAAACACAGGTTCTGGCGTTGCTGCGGTTGAATTGTCCAATTCCAGCACAGTAACCACCCCAACTGTGGCATCCACAGGCGGCAGCGGTTCATTTGTGTTGCCAGCCGCCATGACTTACCCTTTGATAATTGCCGCCCCTAAAGCGCCTTTCTACATCAAAGCAATCAGTTCAAGCACAAACACGCTGTATATCACTGCTTGCCAAGCTGATTAAGGGTTTGATATGGCAAATGAAGCCGCCAAAACCCAAACCATAAACATTGTCCCAGTTCAGGGCATATTCCAGCCTGAACCGACATTCGATTTAATCACGCTGATTGGGCCAGCGGGTACGCCTTTTTACGCCAAAATTGATCCAAATCAATCAGGCTTAAACATCACCAACAGCACGATAAACAGCACCACAATTGGCGCAATTACCCCGTCTACTGGGGTTTTTACCAATATTGCAACGACCACAGGCACGATTGCCAGCGCCCCAAGTAGCCCAACTGATATTGTCAACAAGCAATATGTGGATTATTTTGCCGCTGGTTTAAGTTGGAAACAACCCGCAAATGCCGCATCAACTGTAAATATTGCCAGTTTGTCAGGCTTGCAAACAGTCGATACGGTTTCATTGGTGGCTGGCAACACGGTTTTGGTAAAAAACCAAACCAATGCGGCAGACAATGGCATCTATGTGGTTTCATCTAGCCCTTGGACGCGAAGCATTGGCGCAGATACATGGGATGAATACGTTGGCGCAATTATTTTTATTGTGTCAGGAACGCAAGCTGATTCGGCTTGGTATTCCACGGCGCAACCCGGTGGCACACTTGGCGTAACCGCTATCAATTGGTCAAATTTCACGGTTTCAGCAATTTATACCGCTGGCACTGGCTTAACTTTAACTGGCACAGTTTTTAGCATCACCCCTGTGGGTACTGCTGGAACATACGGTTCTGCGTCTGCTGTGCCTGTATTTGTCACCAACGCATCAGGTCAGGTCACATCAGTCACCAACACCGCGATTGCGATCAATGGCAACCAAATTACGTCTGGCACGATTGGATCAAGTTATCTTAGCGGGTCATATACGGGCATTACAGGCGTTGGAACACTAACCGCAGGCACATGGAACGCCACTGCAATTGGCGCTGCTTACGGTGGCACGGGGCTTACTGGATACACCACTGGCGATTTGTTGGTGGCATCAGGCACAACCGCATTGACCACGTTGTCAGATGTGGCGACAGGCAATGCTTTGATTTCTGGTGGTGTTGGATTGCCGCCTTTTTACGGCAAGATTGGTTTAACAACCCATGTTTCAGGTACTTTGCCTATAGGTAATGGCGGCACAAATGGCACAGCCACCCCAACAGCAGGCGCTGTGGCGTATGGAACAGGAACAGCTTATGCGTTTACTCTTGCGGGTACAACTGGGCAAGTTTTAACTTCAAATGGCGCTGGAACACCAACTTGGACAACGATTGGCGGCGGTGATGTAACTGGCCCAAGCAGTTCAACAGACAATGCAATTGCCCGATTTGATGGCGTAACAGGCAAGATTATTCAAAACTCTGTCACCGCCATTGATGACACGGGCAACGCCAGCGGCATTTTGTCTCAGCAATTTAGTAACGGGGCTGCTGTAACTGTTGCCGCAGGGAAAATGTGGTATGACGGTTCTACTGGCGCATGGAACTTGGGAATGGGCAATGGCAACATTACCCAACAAGTTGGAGAAGAAATCTTTGTTTATGGCAAAGCCTCTGCTGCAATCACTGACTCACCCCTCCAAATTATTTACCATACTGGCGTTGTTGGGGCTAGTGGAGTCATTCAATTTGCGCCTACGGTTGCAGGCATTACAGATGCCAATGCAATTATTGGCATAGCTACCGAATCCTTGGCCCTTAATGGTTTTGGTCGGGCTACTGTTTTTGGCGTGGTGCGTGGCATTACAACAAACGGTACGGCGTTTGGCGAAACTTGGGCAGACGATGATGTGATCTGGTACAACCCCGTAACAGGCAACCCTACCAAAGTCGAACCTGTTGCGCCGTACATTAAGGTGCAAGTTGGCCTTGTAATTAAAGCGGGGGCAGGTGGTTCAGGGTCTTTTCAAGTTGGCATTGCCCGTGGCTCAAAACTGGGCGGCACTGATTCCAATGTGCAATTTGGAACATTAGCCAACAACAATCTAATTCAATACAGCACTTCATTGGGTTATTGGACAAACGTTGCAGCAAGCGGCGTAACTGTTGGAACAGCGACCAATTTGGCTGGTGGTGGTGCTGGTTCTATTCCCTACCAATCTGGCGCAGGGGCAACCGCATTTTTGGCGTTTGGCACATCTGGACAGGTTCTGACTTCCAATGGCACATCAGCGCCAAGCTGGTCAACGCCTGCAAGTTACGCCACCGTCACTGATGACACAACCACCAATGCAACGCGATACCCGTTGTATGCTGATCAGACTACGGGCAGCTTGACCACTGAGTTTGTCAGTTCCACCAAGTTGCAATTCAATCCATCCACAGGCGTTTTTACATCCACATCATTCAGTGGTGCGGGTACGGGTCTGACAGGTACAGCAACAAGTTTGTCAATTGGCGGGAATGCGGCGACTGCAACAAGTGCAACAAGTGCAACG